GTTCTCATTCTCCGGCAATTGCTCTACTTTCTGGAGAAAGTTCGTTTCGACTAAGGCCCAAGTTGAGAAACTTGAGCACAAAGCGATTCGGACTTTCGTGAAGTGTGACGAAGAGATTCAGAGCATTGCTCCGTTTCGCGTCGATCACATTTCCCGTATTTCCAAGCTTGTTCTTAGAGATCTTGATGATTTCCAGGAACTTGAAGGGAAGCACGGCCCAGGCGCCGTATCTGAAGGATACAAGGCAAACCAGAAGTGGAATGCTTTGGTATCTGGTCTATCTGATTTGGACCCCCGTCTCGAACGTATAGGGTACGATTTAACCTATGGGTTATTTCATGACCGTATGGTCGATAGCGGGATCAGAAACGTACCTACTAGCGAAGATGCGAGACTTGTGACAGTCCCTAAGTCTTCTTCCAGTCTTAGGACAATTACAGTCGAGCCTCTGTTGAACCAATTCGTTCAACAAGCCTACAATGCCCATCTTCGAAAGAAGATAGCCACTTGTTCTGTAATGTCACGCTGTCTAGCATTGACCACTCAAGAGCCTAATCAGAATTTGGCTGTTGAGGGATCACGTACCGGCGAATGGGTTACGGTAGACTTGAGCTCCGCGAGTGATCGGCTTTCGACATACTTAGTCGAAGCGGCCTTTACTCATAGGCCGAGATTTCTCTCGGGTATCATGTCATGCCGTACTCCCTTTGTCTCTATACAGAAAAGACGTATAGAGCTCAAAAAGTACGCAGGTATGGGTAATGCGACCACCTTCCCAGTTCAATCGTACATTTTCGCTCTAGTAGCGATATGTTCAATGATTGGTACTAACGAAGTCGTTAGTATTAAGAAGTTGGAAGCACTAGCTAGTAATATTCGCGTTTTTGGCGATGATATCGTCATTAAGCGTGAATATTTTCCAGCGTTCGTTCAGTGGATCGAATCCTGTGGTTTACGAATAAACCACGGGAAGACTTTCTCTCAAGGAAACTTCAGAGAAAGTTGTGGTGTTGATGCTTATATGGGTACAAAAGTGACCCCTATATACATGCGCCACGATCCACTACAATCCTCAACCGAC